GTTTGCTCTTGAATCATTACGCGGTTGGTTGCGCTAAGAGAGACGCCGTCAAGAACTAATGCTGCTTGAGTGCCTGCGTTAGTTAGTGTCGCACCAACCCCACTTGAACCGTTGCTATATGTAGCGTTGAGGTTCGCGGTTGCTTGGGCCCTAGCCGGCGTATGATAGTGAATGCCCGCAGCGGCAATCGTGTCTACATACTGCTTTGTCGCTAGCTGCAGATTAGTTGTTGGGTTAGCAGAAACTGATACATTGGAAAACGAAACCGCGTCTCCAGTACCTACCGCTTGGCCAATGCTTATTGCCCCACTATTGTAAACAACGCCCGTTCCCCCTGAGAGGTGCGTGTCCACACTACCGTTGCTGTAGTAAAGATTAGAGCTTCCTTGGGCCAGTTTATCCGTGGTTAAAGGACTGGCAATGTTGCCACTGGAGTCTAGGTATACGGCTTTATTTGAAGGGTAGGTAAGGAAAATGTCCTTGGCCCCAGCCCCCCAGTTGACCGAGTTGCCAGAGTTTGAGGATGAAAGCACTGTGGTTCTCGCAAGAGTATTGCCACTGGCTGTGTAGGTTCCTATACCGACTTCCCAGTTAGTGTCGTCAGTTATAGCGTAATAAACAGTATCCGCATTTGAGGTGACCACCGAAAAGGCTTGAAACCCCGCTACAGCTCCCGCAAGCGTGTAGGCCCCCGTACCTGCCGTAGAGGTTGTTTCTTTTACGCGATCCGCAACAATAAGCGCCATAGCTCAAACCTCTAAATTAGTTTAGGCGATGCGAATAATAGCGTTAGCTGCATCTGCCGTTGGGAATTGTATAGTAAACGTGCCCGTAGTCGAAGTCCTATCCCCACCAAAATCAAGCACAGCGACTGTTGGGGTGCCCGCTACAGATGAGTTGTAGATTAACGCGCCTCGGGCAGTGAGTGAAGCATTGGTAAAGTCCAAATCAGTAAAGTCAACAATAGCTGTTGTACCAGCGGCTTTTGGAAAAGTGGCCGCGGTCGTAAGAGTGCCTCCACCAGCAGTGTAGCCCGCGCCCGATATCTCGTTCCCAGTGGTGTACGAAGTAGTAGCTGCGTTAAAAGTTGCACTATTAGTGTACATCGCCAACTTAAACGTATCCCCTGAAGTGGGAGTGAAGTCGTGAACACTTTTTAAAAGTTCTATTTTAAACGATGTGCACATATAGTTACCTGTAAAGGCCATATTAGAGTCTCCTGTATAACCGCCACCTTACCCGGATAAGCGGCAGTTTGCAACATTTACAAGCGCAGTGCATTAGAGCTTGCCATCTCGGTATTCATCTTGGGCGCTACGCAGCTGGACCCCAGTCAACTGGCCAAGAGCCTCACTGTATCTCGTAGAGTATAAGGCTATTAAATCCTGTTCACCCTTCATATAGGTGTACGCCTCTATTAGAGAGCCGTAAAGCAGCGCAGCTTCGGCGTTGTCTCCATACCAAGAAGTACCTGCGGTTACTATAGACGCTGGATCATAATAGTAGTGTAACTCTGCGGTATAAATGGCGTCAGTAGACGGACCCAGAATAAAGTTACCGTCGTCGCCTGCGCGGTCCCCATCAAACTGAGCATAGTATTCAGGTGTCCCCGTAGTAGCAGGGTCGGGGTACGCTTCCCGCACAAAGTTAACGTCCTTGTCTATTAAATACGTGTACGCCCCCGCCGCGTTTATTACAGCAAAAGAAAAGACCGATATAAAGTCTGAGGGTCTCGCTAAATACTTACTACCCGCAGTAAGCGTAGTGGTCGCATTCTTACGTAGTTCGGGAAGCATTATAGAGCGATTTATACGCTCCTCTGCTTGCTGAACAAAGTTGGGAATGTTGGCGACGAAGCTCGTCTCCGCATTCTGTGTGTAGTCTTGAATCGCTGTAACCAGCGCAGCATAGTTCATCAGAACTTACCCCATACTAAATTTGCCACCACGTTTGGCTGCGCCCATACCACGACACACGTTGCCGCCAGAGGCCATCTTCTTGACCTTTTCCATTTTGCCACCATAGGCTTTCGCGGTCACCTTCTTACCCTTTTGCGTTTTCATTTCGCCCTGTTTGGGTCGAGTTTTTTGTCCAAACGAACGTCCTTTAGGCGCATCTTTTCCGTACCGATCAACATTATTTAGATCGTCCATTGCTTTTGAAAAAGAGTCGAAGGCTTGGTTATTAGCTTCGCGTTGACCCGAAGTACCGCGTTCGGCAAATTTAGCTCTAATAGCGTCGTCGTCGCGGTACATCTGCCTTTCGCGACGGTGTTTTGTGCCCGCTGCCGTTGGGCCGCCAACTTTCATCTTCTTGACCTTTTTCATCTTGCCACCATAGGCTTTTTTATCTGGCGATGTCATGGTTTTGCGCTCCTGCATGTTTAAATTATCAATACTTCTGGTGCTGCCCTCGGAGTCAGCTGCCCTCGCCCGCCTTCTTTCTTCTGCATCCATTGCTTTTTGAGTGCGTTTTTTAGGCCGTAAAGATTTACTAGGGGCGGTCATTTTAATCTCCATTAACTGTTACGGCAACGCTTCCTACGGAGCCTATCATATATTGCGCAGGGTTCCAAACGGGATTCCAACCCCACAAACTTCTCCCCGGATTTACGTCAGGGCGGGGGTTAAGTAAAGATTGTGGGTCATTTGTTCTGGCCCGACCTATAAAGTTCTGCGGCTGGTCAGGGTCTAGTACGTCTTTACCTACACGTAGCCCCGTACGTACCCCATGCTGTACCTCGAATATAAGGTCTTCTAGCTTATAGCGGAAGCCAGTTCTATCACATATTCCGTAAGCGTGTTTACCACTGGAGTACGCGGGCATTAGCTAACTCCCCTAAAAGGGACTACCCGGAGCGTGGCTCGATCTTGATCTTGATCTGCAGCTAACCGGAACTGCTCCTCATACTCTTGTTTCAACGGCAAGACGCGCTCTGCGGCGTCAGGTTTTTTCATGGCAATGTAATAAGCCAGACCAGATACGAGCGCAGGTACAAAACGAGGGGGTATAGAATCTGTAGCCCCACCAATACCACCTGCCAAACCGGCTATGCCCTTTAGGCGATAGTATGATAATAGGTAGGGAGAAGCATCATTTGGCACAGGCCAAAGAGTAACTTTTACATCCGTAGCATTACGCTGGACGTATATTTGCGAAGGACGCCCTTGGGTGTTCTTGTTCCCTTGCTGGGCGTACGTAGAAACACTCATGCGAGCGATGTAAGTATCCAGCTGTTGCGCAGTTCCTTCGTCAGTACGAAGTTGGTGTTCAATCAGATCAATAGTATCTGCAGGTAACGTGTAAGTTGATGTTCCCGCGACTAGAGCTAGGGTACCTGCCTCGATAGTGAAGAGGTTTAACCCACGGTTCTGCCACTCTAGAGTCATAATATTAAGACTGCGGCGAGCGGTTTTTAAGTCGTATCCTGAGCGCATTTCAAGGCCCGCACGCTCGTACGCTTCCTCAAACAACTCGGATAGTGCAGGTACAACTACTGGCATTCCTAAGCCTTCCTATACTTTGCCGTCTTTTTGGCAATCTTCTTGGGCTGCTTGGCAACCTGTTTACCCTTTTTAGTAGCAGTACGCTTTGCCTTGGTGGTAGCAGCATACTCTTTGTCTGACAAAGCTTTTATAGCTTTCTCGGGGAGATAACGCTCCCCCGTAGCCTTGGAACCTTGCGTAGAGGGCTTACCCGATTTGGTACCCCACTTCTGCTTGGTCCATCTACTAAGGCTTTTTTGACTTTCTGCTCTTGCCATCGGCTTTAGCCTTCGCTGTTTTACTTAAATCTTTGTAGTGTGTTATCTTTACACTCGCTTTAGTGTGGGACTTCCCAGTATGCACAGAGCCATCAGACATCTTATGAGTACTGCCCTTGTGTTCCACGCCATCTTTTTTATAGTGCTTTACGCCCTTCACGATGTGTATCCCCCACCTTTAGCTTTGTATTCCTTAGCAACTATCTGCGCCTTACGAGCGCTCCACTGACCCGGCGCACCGCCATTACCCTCAGCTTTTACCTTTCTGAAAATCCTCTTTCGCATCTCTGGATTATCGTAGTTACCTGCAGCGTTAACTTTAGATTCAGACTTGCCCCCAGCTTTCATCTTTGTAACAACCTTCTTTCGGTTGCCTTTAAGTTGGCTACCCATCTGGGAACGAGCTATAGTCATCTAACATTTCCACCTTTTTCTAGCCTGACGTAGGCGACTGTTGGGGTCTTTAGCAGCTTTAGGGAACTGCTTCATCTGTCCAGCAGAGCGGGCGCAGTAGGACTTACGCCGCTTGGCAGCTGCACTACCTTTTTTCACCGTACCCGTAACCGCCGTCTTCAACTTGGAGCCGGGGTTATCTTTACGGTACTTGGCCACACCCTTACTGGTCATACCCGCACCAGATTTGGTTGGGCGTTTCTGACCATCTTTTATGGTGTGGCCCTTCATAGTCCCTTTTTTCTCAGCCATAGGCTACTCTATGAGTAGGGTCATTACGTTTCCTGTGCCGGTAAAAGCGGAAACAAAACAACCGTTGTCAGCGAGTATTCCATCATTGGGAACGTACACATCATTCCAACCTACAGGTAAGGTTAGTTGAAGTATAATCGGGCCAGTAGCTGAACCGCTACGAATAGTAAAAGCGCAGGCGGCAGCGGCGTTTACTAGAACACCCTGCAACCTACCTCGTGATGGGCCTATAAGTACAACGGCATCACCTACCGCTACATTAAAGGCTCTAACGTCTTGACCAGCCATTTAGCTACTCCTTTACGGTTGTACTGCAATGTTCGCGGCTTGTACGTATTCAACTTCAAGAACACCCACACCTGCGCCAGTATTGGTACTTAGGAAACGGATACGTTTGTCGCCGACACCAATATTGAGCCAATTAGCTACTCGCCCAGCGTCTGCGCCACTTGCGATACTAATAACACCTAAAGTACCTCCTGCTGCGCCACCTGCTGCGGTAAGAGCTGTTGCGGTTGTAGTTACGCCGTCATCGTAACCAATACCACCTGTAGAAGCAGCGCCATTCCAAGCAGTTGCAACGTATAGATTTATAGCTGTGATTAAGCTGTTAGCGGGAATTATGATGGTTGTAGCAGGGTTGCCTGCGGCGATTGTAGCCGCTTGTGTAATGGCTGCACGCTGGTGCAAGACAACTTGCCCAACATTAGCCATGTTGGTACCTACGGCGGTTCCATTTGTATTGCGAATAGTACCTGACCGAATTGGTCCTGAAAATGTAGTCGTACCCATGTGAGTCTCCTGTCTGGGTTAAGTCAAACACACCATGTGTTTGTCAGGGATAATAAAATCATACATTACATTTAAGCAAAAAGAAAGGGGCAACCGAAGCTGCCCCTTGTACCCCAACGCGAACATTGGGGTTGGGAAGGAAAGGAGCTTACGCGCCTTGCGAACCATAGATGCCCAGTGGGTCGGATACGCCGAAGCTGTAACGCTCACGCGCTTTGTAGCGCACGTTGCCAGTATCGAAGTCGCCGTCCATGCCAGTAGCCATTGCAGAACGTACGAAGTGCTTCATACCGTTCGGAATGTCTGTGGTAAGGAACCAAGCGTCAGCGTCTGTTAGGTAGTGGTTTAAACCATAACCACCCGGAACTGCGCCGTTTGAACTGATCGCATTGATGTCGTTATCAGCAGTACCGACCCGCAAAGTTGTTTCCAACAGGCGAGTTGCTACAAACTGCAGAGCTGACGGGATAATGAGCTTCTGAGCGCGAGCTGCGATCAAAAGGCCACGTTCGTCAACATAAGCTGCGATATCAATGATAGCTTGTTCGAGCGAAGTTTCGTTAAGGTCAGCGTCTACCGCAGGACGGTTAGCGTTTGTACCGCCACCCACTGTTGGGTGAGCAGTGCTGAACAGTGTTACACCGTCACCAGAGTTAAACGTGTCAAAGCCCGTGTTGAGCAAGGACGCAGCTTTAACCTGCTTGGTGTAGGCCATGGCGCGAGCCAGAGCTTTTGTGTAACGTGAGGACAATGAGTCATACAGGTTGTCTTCCATCGCTTCTTCAGTGATGGCAAAGCCCATAGCAATCGTCTCGTGGGTGTAGCGAGCTGTGAACGATTCTTGTGCATTGTCATATGCAATAGAAGAACCCTCAGCTTTTGTTGGTGCTGCACCGAAACCAGACAGTTTAACTTCTTCCTCAAAGCTACGCTCTGAGGTTTCTGTCTCATAGATAGCTTCATGTTCGTTTTCGTACTTACCATACTCAAGACCAAATAAGGCGTTGAGGCCGGGAAGTAGTTCTTTTAGCGCCTGTGCGCGAGAAATAGCCATTGATTATCTCCTTACAGACCTGTGCCAGTTAGCATGGCGTGTGATGATGGATTAAACTTAACGATAACGTCCGTAAACGCATCACCAACTGTTGAGTCTACGCTATCGACAAAGCCGATAATCTTCAGACCAAGACCAGCACCAGCAGCGGCACCAGCGATGTTAAGAGAGAATGTAGAATTTCCAGTAGCTACGTTACCTGCGTTAAGCACGATTGGGCAGTTACTAAGCAGTGTAGTTTGCGCAGCGGCTGCTGTGCACTGTACTTGGAAACGTACCGCTGGATCATCGACTACATACGCTTGCGCGTCAGCAGCTACTTGACCGGCAGGCCAGTTTTGGTTCTGTAGGAAACCTTGGTTTGCATCGGTATAAGAACAACCTTGGAACACACCAATAGTACCTACGGGGAATACCGCACCGGCTGAACCGACTGTGGCAATACGTTGGATTACACCGTTAGCGTCAATAAAGACGATATCGCCGTAAAAAATTCCGGTCGCGAGCCCAGAAGTAATCGGGTACATAGTGGTAGAACCTGAGTAGGCTCGACCCCCGATTGCATTCATGGGACGTAAACCATAAGGGGCAGCAGTAGTAGCCATAAGGACCACTCCTTTAATTACGATTTTACTATAACAGCAAAGAGCACGGTGCCCCTTACCAGATGATTACCGCGAACTACGCTCAGGTCTGAGCATAGGCATACGCGGGTCAGATTCACGCATGTAGTTCCTATCGACAGCTGAGGACTGGTTTTGTGCAGACTCTAGCTGGCCATGGACGCGATCTTCTTTGTCTTCGGTCGGGATAGCGCAAAGCAATAACCCACCAACTTCGACATTGTCTTTAAAACGAGAGTCAATGTCTGACATGATGTGCAGCTCAGGATATTCATCTGCCTTTACAGGAACATAGCCATCACGGAACCTCCCAGATACGTTAGTCATGTCTGCATTACCCAATGTAGATGTGCGAATCCACCGGAATGAAAGTCCGTTGCGTGGTTCGGGGGTTGGCAGCATAGACGAGCGTTTCCAAGGTTTACGACGTTCCCCCGCTTCGCGGGTTTCAGTTGTACGTGGTTTACGATCAGCCATTTTGCATATCCTTCAGCTTCTGCGCCGCATATTCCTTAATGGATAATCCGAGGCGCTTGGCGATTGCGGCCTCCGATGAGGAGATGACAACTTTGTTGCGTGATGTGGGAGTATTTCTACCCCCCGGGGCCACCACGGAGCCAGCCTTACGTTGTGGTTGTCGAACCTCAGGTTCCACGTCCGCAAAGCGATCTGGGTAACGAGACCGCATGGCCTCATTTATCTTACTATAGTACACTTCAGAAGTAGAATCAACGCCAGACTCTAATAGTTCTTCGTGTACGAGCATAGCGTAGCGTCTCATGGTGTTGTCGCTCTCGAACCAATCGTTCTCTGCGACCCACTCCTGCGCTCTTTTATCAGGTTTCGCTACTCTAGGTGCTGATTGTTGGGCTGGCAGCGTTGCTTGTTGTGCTATTGCAGCTTTAGCAGGTTTCCAGCGTTCAACGCGGTCTGCTTCAAGTTGGAGCCTAGATAGTGACATCTGCGCTTCAACTACGGCGTCTGAGTCCCCAGCTTCGTACGCTTCTTTATACGCCCGCTTTGCGGATGTAAGTTCAGAAGCTACGCGTGCTTTAGCCTCGTTGACCAACACACCTTCGCCCTCGGAAAGGTTTTTGCGTAAGCGTTCTGCCTCGTTCTTCTGCGCCCCAGCGTACTGGACAGCAGCTTCACGTTCACGTTCGGCTTCTTCTTTACGGCGGCGTTCCTCGTGAAACTCAAACTTTAGTTTCTTGATACGTTTCTGTACCGATTCACTGTGTTTTTCAAGTTCCCCGTCGTCAGGGATGTCAGCTTCAACATCTGTGGCCCTGCGCGAGCGACCTTTGTCTTTGTCAGGAGTATCGTCTTCAATCTCCACATCAAAGTCACCGTCGTCAGATACATCTACTTCAATTTCATCAGCTTTGAGTTCTTCGCTCTCGGCGATTGCGGTACTATCGGTCATGCTCTTGTATACCCCCGTGGGTCTTCAACTACAGCTTCTACGGTATCATCGTTGATGATACGAAACTCTTTGTTGTCTACTTTAAAACGCGTACCTGAGTACGAGCGGAAGATGATAAAATCACCTTTTTCACACCATGGTCCATTGGGGAACCGGTCTTTATCTGTATAGGCTTCTGTACCTACACTGATAACATACCCAATAATAGAAGCCGTTTCTTCCATATGTTTTATTGAGTCCGGCATATAAACGCCGCCCTCTGTCTTACCATGTAGTTCTGGGATTGCGATGAGGAGTTTGTATCCTTTAGGCTCTGGCAGTTTTGCCAGTACATTCTCGTCATCTACCTTCAAGTTGGTAGCGGTCATATTAGTCTCCTGCAGTGATTAAAGGCTCACAGCGCCCTTTGCGTGAGATATCCCACGTTATTAGAATGCCTACACGTATGATGTTTAGTCATCAACGTATCTTTTTTCGACCTCTTTTAGGTCATTACGTATGGCCCCGAGGGCATCGTACTTCCCGACAAGTCGCCAATAAGTTTCTTGGTCCTTAGCACCGCCTTCGGCTAAGTGCTCTTGTATGCCTATGCGACTCTCTTCAAGTCGGGTAAAAACAACGTGGAAGATACTATTGGCCATCTATATTTAAGTCCCCTGCAACGTCCATAGCCAAGCGAACGGCTGACTCTTTCTGGTTTGTCTCCAGCTCCGCGACCTTAACTCCGATACGCGCTGCTTCTTTCTCTTCCTCAGAGTCGATACGCGCTTGCTGTAGGCGAGCGTTCTCTTGTTTGGACATAGCGTCAATTTCAATCTTCAGCTTGTCCATTTCGATCTTATGCTTCAACTCAGTCTCTTTAATCATCAACTCACGCTGTTGAATCTGAGTAAGGGGGTCAGCCTGCTGCGCAGCGGCTTGCTCTGCAGATGCTTCGGCTTGGCCTTTCTGGAAGAGCTTATCTGCTGCCTGTGCAACTAGACGCGACACCTGAACTTCCACATCTTCTGGTAGCGGCGCTTCTGGGTCTGGGAGTTCTACACCAAGTTGTTTTTGTATCTCTACACGGTACTGCAGGGCAACGTGCTCTGTAATGTGGGACATCATCGCAGCTTGAATTGCGCTTGCGAATGGTGATTGACCCACGATCTGTTGGATTTTGGGGTCTTGCATTGCGAGCATATGCGTTTGTATGTGCGCTTCGTGGTCCTGATACGCGAACGGCTTGACTGGCTCTTGCTTCAAAATCATCATATTTTCTGTCACTGGATCAGCAGGTTTGATATCCTCTGGCAGTTTGATGATATCCTCGGCGTCCTGAATACCTAGAACTTCAAGCATTTGGCGATGTAGTTTGCCCATATCGTACATTTGTGGTGCTTGCTGGGCCAACTGTAACGCGGCTTGGTACTGCATGATTCGCTGTGCCATTGTTGCTGCATTGGGGTCAGAAACCGGTATTACATCCACACGGCCATCGAAGTCGTCGGTGCGGTTAGCTGGCTCATCCATCTCATAAGCGTACTCTGCAGGCATGTAGTCGTGTACGATTTGTGCCAAGATACGTAGCTCTTGCTTCATCGCAGCGTGGAGACGGGCTTGGATGCCCGACATAACCTGCATAGAGCGTTCCATAAGCGCCAGAGTAGTGCCTACAGGGGCTTGACCGTTGATGTCACCCACTTGGATGTCACCTACTGCACCAATACGCCTACCTTCTTCTACAACGTTCCCTAGAAGGCTGTAGAGGACACTAGAGGGTTCTTTATAGGGTAGGGGCACGATTGAGTCTTTTATCGTTCCAGCGGGCACGTCTACGTCTCTGAACTCGCCCGGCATGATAGGGGAGCTGTCTCCAGTAATACGCATTCCACGGGTCTTAAAGCCTGCTGGGAGGTTAGAGAGTGTACCAGCGTCAATTAATTGCCGCATAATAGAAGTAGCAGATTTGGTTAAACCGCCAAGCGTGTGGATAAGACCTGTGCCGTAGAAGCCCATCCCCGGTAGATACGGGTAGTGTACTACGTGCATACGCTTTTCACGCTTCGTGTCTTCCTCATACCAATTACGGCGGATAGCCAGTACTTTACTAGAGGATTTGTCGATTGTTACCACATAAGGCAGTGCAACACCGTCCATATCGGCAAACGGTTCGGGCAAATCTAGGTCTACGTGCATTTCTAGAAGAGTGTGGCGGGGATCGTCGGAGAATGTGGGTTCAGAACCTTCTAGCTCGTTGTACTTCTCTTCAATGTCGGTAGTTTCTTTGGTAGCTTCTGGCAGTTCTATGTCGCTGTAGAACCCGTTTACCTGAAGCTTCAATATTTCTTCCGAGGTTCGCTTCATAACATGCGTAAATCGCGGGGATGTACGGAGGTTCGACGCTCCGTAGGCCACTACAAGGTCTTCTGCGGGTACAAACTGCGCCACAGGACGCTCAGTAATGGGATCGAAGTAAATTTTCTTGAACGCGGAGCCTGCCATCGGGAGTTTGAACAGCATCTGCTCCATCTCGTCACGGTAGTCGGGCATTTTCTCTGTAATGAGGTAATTTAACTCAGTTTCAACGCGCTGGGACTGCTCGAGTTTCTCGGGGGTCATCTTGCCCACGATCTTGCTGCGAACTGGGCCCGAAGCTGGTAAAAGCTCCCCCATAGCCTGCGCTTGAAACTTAATAACTGCTTCGGTCATCATAGGATGGTAGACTCCTGACGCCCCGTTCCACGGCTCAGTACGTTCTTCAACCTTCATACCTAGCAAGTCTAAACCCTTGATGTAGGCGTTAGCCCACTCGCTACGAGATGACCGGTCGGAAACAAAATTCTCTATTAAATCACTAGCAAGGGACTCAAGATCAGCATCGTCCATGTGTTCGGCGAGGTTATCATCGTGCGCAATTTCTTCTTCTAAATCAGTATCTTCGCCAAAGTTAACTTCAACTGATCCATCGTCCATAACGATTTCTATAGCCTCTGGACTATCAACCGAAATATCTAGGTCAATATCCATTTCATCATCGTCCATAAGAAGGATGTCACTAGGTTCCATAGGTTTTTCGACTGCCATGATATGCCTCACTCCGAGCGTTTGAGCGCACTATAGCAGGTATAGTGCCAGAATTAAAATACCCTGTGTAGTGTGGGGACACAACATACAAGGGAGAATGTAAAACGCTACGTCCCCACGGACGCTACCAACGTCCTACACATGGTATACTGTAAACTTCTTCACATGTCATCCTGTCAATAATATGCCGCTTTGCGACGTAAGTACGAGTCATCTTCTGCGTAGTCTGTTGGCAGGCGAATAAACCCACCTTGGCGAAATCTAAGGAGTGCCATAACGGTACTATCAACCAAGTCATCGTTCGACATGAACGGGAACCCAGCCACTTCTTCCACCAGCTCGTCCGCCCATCGGGTGGCGGGCACCCACACAAGTCCCGATGCAATTATATCTGACACTGAGTTGAGGCGGGCCATCTTGTCGCCAGTGCCACGGTGGGGAGTGTATTCTGTGACGGGCAAGCCCATGCGCCGCATCTCTTGGTAAAGAGCTACACCAGAACTTTTCTTCTCCACGATGAACGCATCGGGCTCCCACCTGTTGTACTCGTCCATAGCTAGTTGTTTTAACTCAGGAAATTCCAGCCGCTCTTTTATAGAGTCCAGTAGGATGATATTGTGCGAGTCTGTATCCTTGTTGAGGAACACACCCCATGCTGTAAGTGCGGTGTAATCGGCCCTGTTATGCTTCTCGGCGGCAGCATCGAGGGACATGATTATGTACTCAGCCGCCGGGAGATCGTCATGGGGCCAGATGTTCCACCACTCACGCTTTACTATTGACGCTTCCTCTGAAGTAGGCTGCTGCTGGTACTGCGAGTTCCATTGGAACGCCGGCATCGACGCCTTGGTACGCTCCAGCGCCGCTAGGTCAAAGAACTCGGGCCACAGCGGCTTCTGCACGGGCCTGCCGTCTTCATCTTCGGAGTCCAGAATAGCGGGGAACTCGACAATCTCGTACTGGTCGGCCTTCACGTTCTTGACCATATCATTGGTCACCCGCCCAGTAAGGTCGTCCATGTGCCATCTAGTCTGCACGATAGCCACACGGCCTCCGGGCATCAGTCGAGTACGCGCACCGAATGTAAACCACTCATAGGCTTTCTCGAATACAGAAAAGTTCCCGTTAATAACATCCTGCTCTGAGTGTGGGTCGTCAACAAGAAGCAAGTCAGCACCACGACCCGCAAGGGCGGAACCGATACCACACGCAAAGTATTCCCCACCCGCGCTGGTGTTCCACCGCCCCGCAGACTTACTGTCCACCGCGAGCAAGACCCTCGGGAACACAGATTTGTAGACGTCTAGGGCTAGCAGGTTACGTACCTTACGGCCAAAGTCCACAGCTAGGTCTGTGGTGTGTGACACCATCATAACCTTCTTATTTGGGTTTCTCCCCAAGAACCAAGCGGGGAAGAATATAGATACTAGCTGCGATTTGCCGTGCCGTGGGGGTATGTTGACACAGACACGATCCTCGTCCCCTGCCTCAATAGCCATCAACAGGTCAGCCAGTATCCGGTGGTGCCTGCCCACGATAAACTCGGGCATCATAAGTTTGCAGAACTCAATCAGGTCGTCGTAAGCAGCTTTATTGCCCGCCCGTGAGGATAATTCCCCTACTATGGAGTCTATTTCAGCTAGCTCTTCGGGACTAAACGAGTCCAGATTGTCTAGGATATGTACCATATCTTCCGGGGAATACCCAATATCCCTAGCTAGGGGGGCTAGGTCAACCATCCAGCCCTAACTCCTTATCCACGTCGATAATATCCCCATCTATCACTATGGCTTCCTCGACCTCACCAGCGGGATTCACCAATCTGGACAGCTTTTCTCGTAGTTTCTCCTTCAGGTCATCCGATGTCTGGTGCGTTATTGTCACCTCGGACTTCTCTGCGAACAGCCCAACGTCTGAAATCTTACCTAACAGCTCCAGTGCGCGTATTCGTATGCGTGGGTCAGGGTTCTCTGTCTCTTCGATGAGCTTGTTTGTCACCAAATGGCGCACTTGCGTTGCACTTTTTACCACAGAGTGCCCGAAATCCTTTAAGATTCGGTCAGTCAGCAGCAGCGTAGCCGGTGTTAGACGTGCCACCCGCTTGGTAGTTGCGGCTTTAGATGCTTTCATAGGGTTTTCGGCGTAAGATACAGCAAGTGCAGCAGCCAAATCGCGGTCTTCACTGGTCGCTTTGACCTCTAAACCGTTGGTGTGCAGGTATTCTACTGTCTTTGCGGCAGCTGCAGTCTTCTGTGATAGGTCTTTCATGTCCGGCGGAGGGCGCATGGGCACTCCCTGTTCCGGTTCTATATGTATTGCCATTGTTTTCCCCTCGCTTGCGGCACTGTACAAAATTTTTTGAGGTATTTCAATCCAACTGTACTCTGCCGATTCTAATATGCGGTGGGGTGGGGGCACGGGTATCAGGTTTTTTGTTGGGTGGGGGTGCGTTTTTGGAAAAACGTAAAATATTTGTGTGGAATAGTATTATAAGCTTGGCCACGCCACCGTCACCACAGGGGGGTCGGGGGTAGGTGGGGTAACCATGCACGCGGATTGTAGTGATCCACTACCCTGCGCACGCCCATGATCGCGAGACAGGACACTCCCAAACATGTATAAGGGTTACATCAAACGGGGAAAAACACTTCCACGGGATTGATAAACACGTTCTTGAAAGGAACATACTATGACAACTCCAACTCAGACTATCGTTAACACCCCGACTTTGGATGACATGATCG